CTACTCATCATCGTATTGCGGGCCTGCGTAGTTATCAAAGCGCGACCATTGACCATTAAACTTCAGTCGAACAGAACCGATCGGGCCGTTACGCTGTTTACCCAAAATAATCTGTGCAATCCCTTTCTCATCACTGTTTTCGTGATACACCTCATCACGATAAATAAACATGATTAAGTCGGCATCCTGCTCGATTGAACCTGATTCACGTAAGTCGGAGTTGACGGGTCGTTTATCCGCACGTTGCTCCAAGCTACGGTTAAGCTGAGAAAGTGCCACGACCGGCACTTGTAACTCTTTTGCCAGCGCTTTCAGGGAACGTGAGATTTCGGCGATTTCTAAGGTACGGTTATCCGAAAGCGACGGTACCCGCATCAATTGCAGGTAGTCGATCATAATCAGGCTCAACCCACCATGTTCGCGGAAAATACGTCGCGCACGGGAGCGCACTTCTGTCGGAGTCAGGCCGGAGGAGTCATCAATGTACATATTGCGCTTTTCCATCAATATGCCCATGGTGCTCGAAATCCGTGCCCAATCCTCATCATCGAGCTGGCCGGTACGGATACGCGTCTGATCAACATGTGACAATGACGCCAACATACGCATCATGATCTGATCGCCTGGCATCTCCAGACTGAAGATCAATACTGGCTTTTCCTGCATCATCGCGGCGTTTTCGCACAGGTTCATCGCAAAAGTGGTTTTCCCCATCGACGGGCGTGCGGCGACAATAATCAAATCTGACTTCTGCAAGCCAGCTGTTTTCTTATCCAAATCGGTAAAACCGGTTGAAACCCCGGTAACGCCATCATGTGGCCGCTGATAGAGCTGCTCGATACGCGCCACCGTGGCTTCGAGGATCTGATCGACACTTTTCGGCCCTTCATCTTTATTGGCACGGCTTTCGGCAATCTGGAACACCTTCGATTCGGCCAGATCCAGCAGATCTTCACTGCTACGCCCTTGCGGATCATAACCGGCATCGGCGATCTCATTCGCGACCGAGATCATTTCACGTACCACTGCACGTTCGCGAACGATATCAGCATAAGCGCCGATATTCGCTGCACTTGGCGTATTTTTTGATAACTCTGCCAGATAGGCGAAGCCGCCTACCGACTCCAAATCACCCTTTTGCTCCAGTGACTCAGAAAGCGTGATCAAATCGATTGGTTTGCTGTTTTCCAGCAAACGCTGCATTTCAGTAAAGATTCGGCGATGTGGGCGGCTGAAAAAGTCCTTGCTGGCTACGCGCTCAGAGACATTATCCCAGCGCTCGTTATCCAGCATCAAACCGCCCAACACGGACTGCTCTGCCTCCAGAGAATGAGGCGGAAGTTTCAGCCCTTCCATCTGGCGATCGCGTGGCTCTGTCATATTGTTGGTTGGTTTTTTTGCTGCCATGAAAAGTGTTCTTTACCTCTATTATTGCGATAGGATAATGGTTGCGATAGGAAAATAGTGCCGCTTAGTATACGCGATGATACCCAAAGGGTAATTATGAATTCCCTATTACTTATCGGTATTAGCAAGATCTTGGCTCCTCGTGTAGAACCCTGTAGGGTAAAAAATATCTATCGTAAAGGAGCTAACATGGCAAAGCATATTCAATTTAGCACCACGGGTGGGCCGGAAGTATTGCAATATCTCAACTTCACACCGGCGGATCCCGCAGCGCATGAAATTCAGGTAGAAAACAAAGCTATCGGAATTAACTATATTGATACCTATGTGCGTAGCGGCCTTTACGCACCGGCACACTTCCCGAGTGGGCTGGGAACAGAAGCCGCTGGGATCGTGACAAAAGTAGGTGCGGCGGTTAACTCGCTAAAAGTGGGTGATCGGGTGGTTTATGCTCAATCAACTCTCGGTGCTTACAGTGAAATACATAATGTTGCTGCGGAGAAAGTTGCCCTGCTTCCAGAACAAATCTCTTTTGAACAAGCCGCGGCTTCCTTCCTTAAGGGGCTGACTGTTCAATATTTATTGCGCCAAACTTATGAAATTAAACCCGGTCAGGTGTTCTTATTCCATGCGGCAGCGGGTGGTGTCGGGTTGATTGCCTGCCAATGGGCAAAAGCGCTGGGTGCCAGGCTAATTGGCACAGTCGGTTCTGATGAAAAAGCAGAATTGGCTAAAGCCAACGGGGCGTGGGCGACCATTAACTACCGTACAGAAAATATCGCCGAACGCGTGGCTGAACTGACGAATGGCGAAAAAGTGGATGTGGTATATGACTCGGTGGGCAAAAGCACCTGGCTGAACTCACTTAATAGCCTTAAACGTAGAGGTTTAATGGTCAGTTTTGGTAATGCCTCTGGCCCGGTGACAGGGGTAGACCTTGCTATACTCAACCAAAAAGGCGCGCTGTATGTGACTCGCCCATCTCTTAATGTTTATGTCACTAACCGACAAGAGCTTGAAAGCGCCAGCCACGAACTGTTCTCACTGATTATCAGTGGTGCAATTAATGTGGATGTAGCCAAAACTCAGCAATTCCCGCTAAGCGATGCTCATCGTGCTCATGAAATATTAGAAAGTCGTCAGACTACCGGCTCTAGCCTGTTAATTCCTTAATTAAAGATTTTCGCCAATAATGGATAGTTAAATATGACTATCCATTATTTACAATAACAGCTTATTAAAAAACTTATTTATTATTACTATTAGACCATTAACCTGTGTATTCTGGTTGTCCTCCCTGAATTATCTATATATCCTCAGTTTGTAATCGTTAAGTAACATAATTTCATTACATACACTGAGGTTTTAATTATGCATGATGCAGAAATCAATAGAGATATAAAAACATTACTGAACGAATTTTATTGTGATAATAGAATTAACAATGAAGAACTCCAGATACTACGAGACTTTGCTGATGAAAGATTTGATTTATTACTCAGTGAATTCGGTGAAAACAATAGTTTATCTGCATTTAAAAAATCAGCTGATGTCACCGTTCAATTAATACAACAAAGCTTTTTTGATATAAAAAAGAAATGCAATGATCAAGAAGACAAGAAAGTTATCAAAGAAGCATTTGTCGCTCAAATAGTTTATATCATTGCTAACTACAATCGATTTTTCGCTAATATTTAATACTAACGATTTCACTTCTGATGTGGATTTATTTAATATTTTAGATACTTAGTATTTATTCATTCACCTTACACTATAAAAGTAATAACCAGGGCCTCTAACAACTAGAAGCCCTGGCTACACTGCTTTCGTTAATGCAAACGTAGGGGTACTACAGGGTAGACTGCCAGAACTGAGTGCTGTTTATACAGCTATTGTTAGCTCTGTCAGGGATGAAAATGTGATACCAAACTGTATCGGATTGCATCCTAGCAAGCTCGTTTGAGAAAAAATACGTTATCCCCCAGATTTATCCTACTAATCTTTCAGGCTGTGATCTCCGCCGCAAGAAAGCGAAATTTTAGTAACGCCTTACAGTGGGTTTCTGCATCGAACGCCATATCCAGACCACCACAACGGCCAGGATCAACCATGGTAGTAGCTTAATCATCATGACAAATAACCCACCCAACATCATAAAGGCCGCCGCAACCAATAAAGCTGCAAAGATACCCAGTAAAGAAATACCGGTCACCATCAGCATGATAAAAAAACCGATAACAAAGAAAATTTCAAACATGGCTGGCTCCTAAATAACGGTTTATTTCCCACAATCACTTTATTAAATACAACAATCAGGTCGGGGATTTTATAAGGAGTATTACAAGAAACGTGCCAAGCTAGAGAACACAGGTAACTTATTGAATTTTCTTATTTTAGATAAAAATAAGCCTGCCAAAGAAACAGGCAGGCATGGTCAATTTCACTAACTTATAGTCACTTTTCTTACGAACTGTGCTGTGGGCGAGTCACCAGAGCCAGCGCCTGTTCTACAACAGAAACATCAGCTCCAGGCTTATGTGCATTTTCACTCAGATGACGACGCCACTGGCGCGCACCAGGTATCCCTTGGAAAATACCCAGAATATGGCGAGTGATATGCCCTAAATAAGCACCGCGTGATAGTTCTTGCTCGATATAAGGAAAAAGAGTTTCAATAGCTTTAACACTATCGACCACCGGCGCATTTGGGTCAAAAAGTTCACGATCCACTTGTGTCAATATTGTGGGGTTTTGGTAAGCTTCGCGCCCCATCATCACCCCATCAACATGTTTAAGATGTTCTTTGGCTTCAGCCAGTGTTTTCACACCACCATTAATGGCGATGGTCAGTGCAGGGAAATCACGTTTAAGCTGATAAACCCGCTCATAATTCAGTGGCGGTACTTCACGGTTCTCTTTCGGACTCAATCCTGAGAGCCAGGCTTTACGGGCATGAATGGTGAATATATCGCACTCACCACGCTCCGCGACAGTTTGCACAAATTCACACAAGAACTCATAACTATCCAGCTCATCAATCCCGATGCGGGTTTTCACCGTAACCGGAATAGAAACCACATCACGCATGGCTTTTATGCAATCGGCGACCAAACTAGCCTCAGCCATCAAGCAAGCACCAAAACGGCCGTTTTGCACTCGGTCAGACGGGCAACCGACATTCAGATTTATTTCATTGTATCCGCGAAGCTCAGCCAGCTTGGCACAATGGGCTAATGCCTGCGGATCACTGCCACCCAGTTGTAATGCAACCGGATGGTCTTGCTCGCTATAAGCCAGATAGTCGGCTTTGCCATGAATAATCGCACCTGTTGTAACCATTTCGGTATACAACAAAGTCTGTTTAGTCAATAAGCGATGAAAATAGCGGCAATGGCGATCTGTCCAGTCGAGCATCGGCGCGACGGAGAAACGTTGCAGGGGGTAATTGCCTTTAGATTCGGTCTTTACGCCTGTTACGGCTGAATTTGTGAATGTGTTATTTTCGTGCATTCTGGGTCATTTTGTCGTATTTTTTCTTTATCAGCACCCCATACAGCACCCCTAATACGTGGGGTGCTGAGATAGGACAAGGGAAAAGCATGGCCTACTATAGCATAGAAAAACGCCTTCGCGCCGATGGCACAGCCCGCTATCGCTGCACTGTTGGTGTAAAGGAAGGCGGTAAATACATCTATCGAGAGAATCGGACTTTTGGCAAGCAGGCTCATGCTAAAACATGGGGTGCTAACAGGGTAGCTGAATTAGAAGTTAATGGGGTGCCAAATATCAATGATGTTACTGGCATGTCTGTTGGTCAGCTATTAAAACGATATATTGCTGATCCGAACCTCGGTGGTAAAGCTGGGCGAACCAAAGCCTACGTTTTAAATATGCTGGTAGATTGCGATATCGCTGCAGTAAAACTGGCAGACCTTCAAACAAACCATGTTATTGAGCATTGTCGTCATCGTGCAGGTGCCGGTGCTGGACCATCAACTGTGGGTCATGACCTAAGCTATCTATCTTCTGTTCTGGCAGCAGCTAAACCCATCTTTGGGATTGATTACACAGATAATCCGGTAATTGTCGCCAGACCAATTCTCATCAATATGGGGTTAGTTGGAAAGTCACAACGCCGATCCCGCAGACCCCTAGCCACAGAAATTGAAAGACTGATTGAGGGGTTGAGAATTCGCTCAGCCAATGCTGGGGCAAAAATCCCTTACGAGGATATTCTTAATTTCTCAATTCTGTCATGTATGCGTATCGGTGAGGTATGCCGGATCCGGTGGGAAGATATAGACGAGAAACAAAAATCTGTTTTGGTCAGAGACAGAAAAGACCCACGCAAGAAATCTGGTAATCATATGCAAGTCCCACTACTTGGTGAAGCATGGGAGATCGTGCAGCGACAGCCAAAAGCGGATACCTATATTTTCCCCTATAACTCAAACTCAGTGACAGCAGGCTTCCAACGAGTGCGTAACGATCTGGGTATTGAGGATTTGCGATATCATGATTTGCGGAGGGAGGGGGCAAGCAGACTATTTGAAGCGGGGTTCTCTATCGAAGAAGTAGCTCAAGTCACTGGCCACCGGTCGCTGAATGTTCTTTGGCAGGTTTATACAGAACTCTATCCAAAGTCACTGCATGAAAAATTTGAGCTTTTGAATAGACCGGGCAATTAAGCCCGGTCACAGTTAGTTAGGCTGATGCCAGGGCAACGCGATCTTTGGCAGGGATATATTTGTAAATCGTCTTAGGTGATACCTCAAGCACTAAAGCTACCTGATGCATGCTTGCGCCATTTGCAAACATTCGTCTAGCCCGCCCAACAACTTCAGTTGTCATTATCCTGCGGCGACCGCCTATTCGCCCCTCAGCTCTGGCAACTGCCAATCCAGCCATAGTGCGTTCGACTATCAACTCGCGCTCCATTTCAGCTAGCGCCGACATGACGTGAAAGAAAAAACGCCCCATAGCGGTACTGGTATCAATGCTATCGGTCAAGCTGCGAAAATGCACTCCACGGTTTTTTAACTCTTCTATCAGTGCTATTAAATGGCGAACACTACGGCCCAAGCGATCCAACTTCCACACAACCAATGTATCTCCCTCAGACATGGCGCGCATTGCTCGCTTTAAACCAGGCCTGTCTGATGATTTACCGCTTATTTTATCTTCAAAAATCTGCTCGCAATTTGCACTAACTAGCGCATTGCGCTGTAGATCAGTGTTTTGGTCATTTGTTGATACTCTTATATAGCCAATTAACATGCTTGATTACCCAAAGAAAATGAATGCAGTGTGTCATTTTTGTGGGGATGGCTAAAGGTTGAGTGTTCGCTAAAACCTTGGTTTAGGCGACGTTGCTCATTTGCCGCAATTAACGGGTATCGTTGGTGCATCTCGCAATGCAAAAATGAGTATTCCGGCAGCATCGGTGGCTGCAACATTCACAGCGGATGAATTAATTGTTCAAACTGGATGGGGTGGGCGGCAATACAAACTTTCAGGTTTCAGCAGGTCAATTAATCTTTCTACGACTGGCAGCGGCGGGATGGATATCGGTACCGCTCCAGCGACGGGCTATGTCGCTTTGTATGCGATCTACAATCCAACATCTGGCGCTACTGCGCTGCTTGCGGTGAATGCAACGTCAGCACCCGCGCCAGAGGTTTACGGTGGTGCGAACATGCCAGCGGGCTATACAGCATCCGCGCTCATTTCTGTTTGGGGGACTTCATCAGGTCAGTTTGTTGTGGGCCATCAAATCGGTAGACATATTGGCATCATCAGCAATCAGCTTTATAGCACCGCTGGATCCGTGTTGGGGTATTCTGGTATTTCTCTAGCTACCGCTGTTCCACCCAATGGCAAAAAAGCCAACATGCAAATCGTTGCATCACAAACCACCCCAAATTCCGTTATTCAACTTTATTTAGCATCAACAGCAGAGGGTGTGGGTGCTATCTACGTGAATGCATCAGCAAATTCGAGCAGCGCCACCACAACATCAACTAACAGTGGTTATGCGGAGCTGGATATTATCGGCGTACAAACGCTCTACTTCAAGATGGCAAATGCAGTCGCAGCAACGTATACATTTATTTGTGGGGGTTACGAGATATGACAATCATCGTGCAGTTTTCTGATAAAAAAGAGGCCGTAATAATTAGCTGGTTCAGTGCTATGTCACCCACACCAGAGCAGTTTCCAAATCTCGGAGAAGTAGAGGCCAGCGACCCAAGATGGACGGTTTTTTATGACATGATGAACCCATCCGTTCCGGGGATGCCAGAACCAGTGCGGTAAATACAAACTGGGCTTAATTGCCCAGTTAATTAACTATTCCGGCATTGACGGCCACTCAATATTCGGTGCTTTTGATGTATCAATCCGCATTAATAGCACTCGGTATTTCTTCCACGCGGCAAGTTCGGTTACTTCATTACCTTCAGCGTACCCCTCATCAACCGCATCTTGCCGCCATTCAATCTCTGAATCAGCAACCGATTTTAACTGGCTCTTTTTAGCATTAGCACTTTCGACTAATTCCTCATATGTTGGTGGCGGCAAATCGACCCATGCGGGCCTTCCTATAGCAACACCTAATGTTTTTCCAATGGGTGGTAATTGTCGCCAGTAAGTACCTAACTCTTCATCAGTAACGACAACAAGATTATTTGATATTTCGGGGGGGTAACTTCCATCTTGAACCATATAGTTAGGAATGAATGTCATTAATGACGGACTGAATAATGCTTTCATATCAGTATCCTATTACAAAGTAATCGATGCCTATTGCAATGCGTGTTGTTGCGTTTGTCCAACCGGATAAGGCAAAGCTGGCCAGTGATTTGCTGGCATATGACGCCCATGCCCCGTTGGTGTAACTGTTATTTTGTGACGGGTAAACACCCAATACTTTATTAGGGAACGGGATGGGAAACGTCACTATGACATCACCGGCAGCTGATGTAGTGGCTGTACCAAATTGAAAAATAAAGCCACCGGGAACGTCAGGAATTCGAATGTAATCGGCATTAGCAAATGAACGCTTACCGAAAACACTCATCAGCCCAACTAGCGAAACCAGCTTATCCGCAATTCCCACCTGCATTTCCGCATTAGTTGCAATGCCCTTTTTAGCTGCGTCGCCTAAACCAAGGTTTTTTAGAATTGGATATTTGTTGGCTCATTTTCCCTACGGCTTACTTGTGACAAACTCCCTTTATTTCATGAGGGGAATAAGGTGCTTATTGGCTATATCAGAGTGTCAACAAATGACCAAAACACAGAGTTACAACGACATGCATTAGTTAGTGCAAATTGCGTACAGATTTTTGAGGATAAAATAAGCGGTAAATCGTCTGAGCGGCCGGGCTTAAAACGTGCAATGCGCGCCATGTCCGAGGGGGATACATTGGTCGTGTGGAAACTCGACCGATTAGGGCGCAGCGTTCGCCACCTAATTGCATTAATTGAAGAGTTAAAAAAACATGGGGTGCATTTTCGCAGCTTGACCGATAGCATTGATACCAGTACCGCTATGGGCCGTTTTTTCTTTCACGTTATGTCTGCTCTAGCTGAAATGGAGCGCGAGTTAATTGTCGAGCGCACCCTCGCCGGGCTTGCAGCGGCTAGAGCAGAGGGGTGGGTTGGGGGGCGTCGTAGGATAATGACAACTGAAGTGATTGCGCAGGCCAGACGTATGTTTGCAAATGGTGCTAGCTTGCATCAAGTAGCGTTGGTTCTTGATGTGTCACCTAAAACTATTTACAAATACATTTCGGCGGAGGAACGCCGCAATCTAATGTAATAGCCATGCAATGAGAAACCCATTGGTTTCTCATGTTTCGGTGTTCTATATATCACGACCTATTTTTATCGGTTTTTCTCGTTGTGCCAGCAATCACAAAACAGTCATTGAATGCCCTCCGCACAGTAAGCCGTCAACATACTCTCTACCCTCAACCAATAGAGAGTTAATCCATGAGTGATTATCACCACGGCGCGCGTGTCCTCGAAATCAACGACGGCACCCGCGTCATTTCTACTGTTTCCACCGCCATTATCGGCATGGTTTGCACCGCCGAGGATGCTGACGTGGCAACATTCCCCCTTAACACCCCGGTACTGATTACCAATGTGTTAGCCGCCGCCGGTAAGGCCGGTAAAAAAGGCACACTGGCCGCGTCATTGCTGGCGATTGCGGAGCAGGCCCGTCCAGTGACGATTGTTGTTCGCGTCGCTACCGGCAAAGATGAGGATGAAACTACGTCTAATATTATCGGCGGTGCTGACGAGAACGGCCGCTATACCGGCATGAAAGCGTTGTTAGATGCGCAATCAGTGACAGGTGTGCGCCCGCGCATTCTCGGTGTGCCGGGGCTGGATAATCTGGCGGTATCGACGGCGCTGGCGGATATTTGTCAGAAGCTGCGCGCCTTTGGTTATATCAGCGCCTACGGCTGCAAAACCCTTTCTGAAGCTATTTTGTACCGTGACAATTTCAGCCAGCGTGAGCTGATGTTGATTTGGCCGGACTTCCTGAGCTGGAACACCACCGCCAACAGCACTGATATTGCTTATGCGACTGCCCGCGCCCTTGGCCTACGCGCCAAGATTGACAATGATACGGGCTGGCATAAAACCCTGTCTAACGTCGGGGTGAATGGCGTGACCGGTATCTCTGCCAGCGTCTACTGGGATTTGCAAACCGTTGGCACAGATGCCGACCTGCTAAACCAAGCCTGCGTCACAACACTCATCCGTAAAGACGGCTTCAAGTTTTGGGGTTCGCGTACCTGCTCTGATGATCCGTTATTTGCTTTCGAGAACTACACCCGCACCGCCCAAATTCTGGCTGACACCATGGCCGAGGCGCAATTGTGGGCGATTGACCGCCCGATGCACCCGACGCTGGTTAAAGACATGATTGGCAGCATCAACGCCAAATTCCGCGAAATGAAATCTGCCGGGCTGATTATTGACGGCACTTGCTGGTATGACGACAGCGCCAACGATAAAGACACCCTGAAAGCGGGCAAGCTGTTTATCGATTACGACTACACGCCAGTACCACCACTGGAAGACCTCACCTTACGCCAGCGCATCACCGATAAATATCTGGTGAACTTTGCCTCTGCCGTCAACAGCTAAGGAAACCTGACTTATGGCACTGCCACGTAAGCTGAAATTGATGAATGTATTTAACGATGGCCGCGATTACATGGGGATTGTGTCCGCCATCACCCTGCCGAAACTGACCCGCAAGCTGGAAAACTACCGAGGCGGCGGGATGAATGGTGTTGCGCCGATTGATTTGGGGCTGGATGACGATGCACTCACCATGGAATGGTCAATGGGTGGCCTTGATGAGTTTGTGTTGCAGCAATGGGGCGCGCCCAAGGTTGATGCGGTTCCGCTGCGTTTCTCCGGTGCTTATCAGCGTGACGATACCGGGGAAGTGATGGCGGTAGATGTCGAAGTGCGTGGCCGCCATAAAGAAATTGACGGCGGCGAATCCAAGCAAGGGGAAGACACCGAAACCAAAGTATCCACCCAGTGCACCTATTACAAGCTGACCATTGACGGCAAGGAAGTGATCGAGATTGACGTGGTTAACCTGATTGAACGGGTTAACGGTGTTGACCTACTGGAAGCCCAACGCAAGGCCATTGGCCGCTAACCCTGACGGCCAGTGCTCACCCGCTGGCCGCCCTAAATTAATTGGAAAAAAACCATGAATAAAGTGACTGCTAAAACTGAACCTGCTACCGAGATTAACGAGAATCTGGTGGTACTGGATACGCCGGTTAAGCGTGGCGATACCCTGATTACTGAAATCGAAGTGATCCGCCCCAATGCCGGAACCCTGCGCGGGGTGCGTCTGGCTGATGTGGCTAACTCTGATGTGGATGCGCTGATTATTGTGCTGCCCCGCATCACCTACCCCTCACTCACCACCACTGAATGTGGCCGTTTAGAACTGCCGGACTTGGTGGCACTGGCGGGCAAGGTGATTGGTTTTTTGTCGCCGAAACAGGCGGAGTAAAACTCGACCCGAAACTGGAAGTTGACGACCTGATGGCGGATATTGCCGCCATTTTTCACTGGCCACCCTCGGAGTGTTGGGGGATGAGCCTCACCGAGCTGGTGCGCTGGCGTCATAAAGCCCTACTACGAAGCGGAGCCGCGAACCATGAGTAAGAGCTTACAGTTACAGGTATTGCTCAAAGCCGTAGACCAAGCCACCCGCCCGTTTAAAGCTATTCAAACCGCCAGTAAATCCCTCACTGGCGACATTCGCAACACGCAAAGCAGCATTAAATCACTTGATGCGCAGGCGGCGAAGATTGACGGTTTCCGCAAGACCAGCGGCCAACTGGCCGTTACCGGGCAGGCATTGAAAAAAGCCAAAGAAGACGCGGCGGCACTGGCTATCGCCTTTAAAAATACCGAGAAACCCACCGCTCAACAAGCCCGACTGATGGAGGGAGCCAAGCGCGCGGCGGCTGAACTGCAAACCAAATACAACGGGCTGCGCCAGTCAGTGCAGCGCCAGCGTGACGCGCTGAACGCTGACGGTATCGCGACCAAAAACCTGAGCAGTGAACAACGCCGGTTACGCAGTAGCGCCGCCGAGGCGACAGTGGCACTAAGTCGCCAGCGCCAAGAGTTGCAACGCCTGAGCCAGAAACAGGAACAACTCAACCGTATCAGTCAGCGTTATCAAAAAGGCAAGGCCGCCACCGCCACGGTGCGTAATGTGGGCGCGGCCAGTCTTGGCGTCGCAACGGCTGGACTGTATGGCGCGGCGAAACTGATTGCGCCGGGTATGGAATTTGATAGCCAGATGTCCGGTACGCAGGCGATTTTAGGGCTGGATAAAAATGACGCCAAACTGGCGGCTATACGCCAACAGGCGCGGGATATTGGCGGTTCCACTGCATTTTCCCCGACAGATGTGGCGCGAACACAGGACACGCTGGCCCGTTCCGGCTATGACGCTGACGCCATTCTGGCGGCAACTGAACCGACAGTTAACCTGTCGCTGGCGTCTGGTGTCGATATCGCCGAGGCGGCCGATATTGTCACCAACATGCAATCAGCCTTTAACCTGCCGTTAGACCAGATTCAACGTGTCTCTGATGTGATGGCGAAAGGCTTTACCAGCTCAAACACCAACCTGTTAGAGCTGGGCGAGGCGATGAAATATGTCGCTCCGATTGCCGAGGCCGCCGGGGCCAGCATTGAAGACACCACCGCGTTACTCGGTGTGCTGGCCGATAACGGCATCAAAGGCAGTATGGCCGGCACCAGTACCAGCGCCGTGTTTAGTCGGTTGCAGGCACCCGTCGGTAAAGCGCCGGAAGCCTTGCGTGAGCTGGGAATCACGACACGCGACAACAAAGGCAACATGTTGCCGGTAGAGAAAATCCTCAAAGATATTGACCGTTCGTTTAAAAAGAACAAGCTCGGCACCGCGCAGCAAGCTGAATACCTGAAAGTGATATTCGGTGAGGAAGCCATGAAAGGCGCGGTGAAACTGGTGGCCGCTGCCGGTAATGGCAAGCTGGCGGAGAAACAAAGCAAGCTGAAAAATGCCGATGGCACCGCGCAATCTATCGCCACGGTCAGAATGGATAACCTCGACGGCGACCTGAAAAACCTGAGTTCGGCATGGGAAGACTTAGAAATTGAGGTGTTCGAGAAACAAGACTCCGCCCTGCGAAAACTGACCGTCACCGCAACGGACTGGCTGATTAATGTCGCGGCATGGGCTAAGAAAAACCCTGAACTGGTTGGCACCATTACCAAAGTGACCGGCGCGGCGCTGGCACTGGTTGCCGGGCTGGGTGCGTTGGGGTTAATTGCATGGCCGGTGATGGCCGGATTTAACCTGCTGTTGGCTGGGGCTGGTCTGTTGAGCACCGGTTTTTCCCTGATGGGGGGCACGGTTGCGGCCACCCTCGCCACACTGGCTTGGCCGGTCACGGCTGTCATTGCTCTTATTGTCGGTGGTGCGCTGCTTATTCGTAAGTTTTGGGAGCCTATCAGTGCGTTTATGGCGGGAGTTGTTACAGGGTTTACCGCTGTGGCTGGGCCAATCAGTGCGGCATTTACTCCGCTGATTAATGGCTTTAACCAGCTCAAGACACTGTTTGCTGAATTGGTCGCCCCCATCAAATTTAGTGGGGAGTCGTTGCTTGTCGCGACCACAGCCGGGGAAACATTCGGCCGAGGTTTAGCTTATGCGCTCAAACTTCCCATTGATGCGCTGGGGCAACTGAGAAGCGGCATTGACTGGGTACTGGAAAAACTCGGCATTATTGACACCAAGTCAGACGGGCTGGCCGATAAAGTCCCGAAAGATAACCCTTACGCGGGCGGCTATTCACCTAGTGGCGGCGTGCTGTATGGCGGTTATCAGCCGGTTACGGCCAATACCGGTACCACTATCGTTGATAGCAGCGTCACCACCAACGATATCAAGATAACCATCCCGCCGGGTATGAGCCGACAAGATGCTGAACGAATGATGTCCGATGCGCTGGCTAAGAACGAACGGGATAAACGCGCCCGCCAGCGCGGCCAAATGGAGAGCGATTAATCATGATGTTATCACTGGGTTTATTTGTGTTTATGCGCCAGACCACGCCCTATCAAACCATGGCCCGTAACATTGATTACCGTTGGCCGACTAACAGCCGGGTGGGTTTACGCCCGTCCGCGCAATTTCTTGGCGTCGACAGTGAAAAAATCACCCTGTCTGGAGTGTTGTTGCCAGAGTTGACAGGGGGCCGCCTGTCCTTGCTGACCCTTGAGGCGATGGCTGACCAAGGCAAGGCTTGGCCGCTGGTTGAGGGCAGTGGCATGATTTACGGCATGTTTGTGATTGAGAGCCTGAGCCAGACCGGCGCGTTGTTTTTTGAAGACGGTAGCGCTCGGCGTATTGAGTTCACCCTCAATCTGTTGCGGGTGGATGAGTCGTTGACGGCCATGTTCGGCGACCTGCAACAACAGGCTGACGAGTTACTGGGTAAGGCAACAGAAATGACCGGCAAAGCGCAGGCCGCTATCGGGGGATTCTTCTCATGATGACTGGCATGTCCCTACCGGCTGGGGCAGATATGGCCCCGGACTTTATGCTTAATATTAATCAAAAAGACATCACGCAGAATATCCGTGACCGTTTGCTCTCACTGAGTCTGACCGATAACCGAGGTTTTGAAGCTGACCAGCTCGATGTGGAACTGGATGACGCTGACGGGCAGCTTGCCATGCCGGAACGGGGCGCGGTGCTGTCGGTGTTCTTGGGCTGGAAAGGCTCGGCCTTAATTGGTAAAGGTGATTTTACCGTGGATGAAGTCGAGCATCATGGCGCGCCGGATACGCTGATTATTCGCGCGCGCAGTGCTGATTTTCGCGGTTCGCTCAATACGCGCCGGGAAGTCTCTTATCATGAAACAACACTGGGAAAAGTCGTGGCGCAGGTGGCTGAGCGTAATAACCTGAAAGCCATGCTGGCTGACGGACTGGCGGATATCGCTATTTCCCATATCGACCAGACCCAAGAAACAGACGCCAAGTTTATCACCCGGTTAGCCTCGCTCAATGGCGCAGTGGCCGCCGTCAAAGCCGGACGACTGTTATTTATCAAGCCGGGCAGCGGTGTTACTGCCAGTGCTAAACCTATCCCGCAAATGACGATCACCCGGCAAGATGGCGACCAGCACAGCTTTAGTATTGCTGACCGGGGCGCGTATACCGGTGTGAGTGCCAGTTGGTTGCACACCAAAGACCCCAAACCGGCCAAGCCGAAAAAGGTTAAGTTGCAGCGTAAGCCCAAGTTTAAACAACTCCGCGCACTGGAACACCCCAAAGCCAAACCGACCCGCACCAAAGCAGCGACAGTAAAAAAGCCAGTGGAGGAAAAGCAGGGGGATTATCTGGTGGGGTCTGAGGATAACGTTTTTACTATCACCACGGTTTACGCCACGCAAAAAGCCGCCATGCGCGCTGCACAGGCTAAATGGGAGAAGTTACAGCGTGGTGTTGCTGAGTTCTCTATCACCTTAGCCATAGGGCGCGCTGATTTATTCCCTGAAACCCCTGTTGCGGTCAATGGCTTTAAATCGGTGATAGACCAACAGAGCTGGATAATCAGCAAGGTAACGCACAACCTGAGTAACAGCGGCTACACCACGCAGTTGTCTCTCGAAGTGTTGCTGTCGGATGTCACTTATGAGGCCTTAGAGTAGCCGCATTCAACTAATTGATATTTATTTCACAAATGCGAATGCTGGTGATAAGATCAGCATAATTACTGAATATGCAGTTTCGGAGGTAAATATGATGCATTGCCCACGTTGTAAATTTGCAGCACACGCGAGATCCAGCCGTTACCTTAGCGACGAAACGAAAGAACGCTATCACCAGTGCACAAATATTAATTGCGGCAAAACTTTTAAGACCCATGAAACTATCGTTGAAACGATAATGGAACCGGGAATAATTAATGCTGTACCGCCCCACCCTAAAGGGAATCAAGGCGTGTTGTGGATGTAA